TGAAGGCCACCAGAGCGGCTTCTTTGCCCTGATGGCCCTCGCCCCCGCAAGAAAGGAGTTTGCCTGAGCTTGAGGATGGCTAGACCTCAACGGCTACGGACTCGGATGTACTGGCAAATACGTCGCTCGTCCTGTAACCAATTATAACACCACATTTCGGTGAGTGCAACGATTAAGCAAAGAAGTTGCCAGCCAAATCATATCATCACACCACATGCGGCCATAGCTCCACGCGAAAGACGGTGGTGCCAACCTCGTCCCACGGGACAACCATGAACTGAGCGTTTGTCGTGCGTTTTAAGGCCACCTCATGCGTCGATGCGTAACTGTATAGGTTTTGGGTGCGAACCACCCCGCAAATCGCCTCTCGTGGCCCCAGATAGGCTTGTACAGTCCAATACGGGTACAGATAGCCACACCTTATGCCCATCATGCGCTTCTCGTACTCCGTCTTGGCCCCTGAGTCCTTGCCGTAGCGGATGGTGAACGTCCTCCACACCTTGCCCTCCTGAGTCCTCGCCGCGATGCCGCGCACGCCCTCTGAGTTGATGGCTAGGTAGTCGATGCCGCAACGCATGTCCAAAATCTGCGCCAGCTCGCCCTGTCCCTCCACTGGTACCACCTTGGCCCCCAGAACGTCCTGTAAAGACGGCCTGATAAGCTCGAAGTCACCGATGCTCTTGCAGAAATCGTCCCTGAATGCCATTTATCCACGCTCCTTGTAGTCACGTAGTCACGTAGTCACCCAAAAACCAAACTGCCAACAAATAAATAAAATCAATTGTATTTTTCTACAGACTTTTGCAAGAAAAGGGTGTCTACAGTGACTACAAACGAAAAACTGCTGGTAGAAGGCTTGAAATGTAGTCACCCCCCCCTGTCTACAGCCTGACTACGGGTGACTACAAAAAGGGGGAGCCGAAGCCCCCCCCCACTGTGGACTACCTTCTCGGCAGCTCGCGCATTTTGCGAACCTTGCCGTCGTAGCCCCTGACTGACTTCTTGGGATACCCCAGCTTGTTGAGCACGGCCCCAACCTCGGTGTCGGTGAGCCTGCCCATGAGGTTGTGGCACTCCATGAACTCGCCCACGGTGATGAAGTCCCACTCGCGCCCGTTCTCAAGGATGCCCTGAATAAGCTCCTCGCCCTTCATAGGCTTCTCGTAGCCGTGGTTGCGTTGCTCAAGCTGTCGAAGCTCGTCTCGGTCAAGCCTGAAACCGTTCGGGTCTTTGTCGTAGCCGTCGTGCCAGACCTCAAGCCACACCTGAGTCCAGTCGATAGCGTCAAGCGCGTCTCGGTTGATGTCCTCGACCTCGATTACCCAATAGCGCCTGTTGCCAGTCTGGTCGATAAGAAACTCGGTGCCGTTGACCGTGGCCCCCAGATTAGTGCGACGTGGCACGTCCTCGTCGGTGCGTGCGTATTGCAGACGGTAGCGGTCGTTGGCACGGGTGATGAACTTCTTGAGGTATGCCGCGCCAGTCTTGAAGGTGCAGTCAAGCTCGCCCAGCTCGCTAATCCACGTGGTTATGGCCCTGCGCTCGTTGTCCTTGTCCCTGCTGGTGATGCTCTGTCCGTCCTTGAAGAATGACTCGTCGATGGCTACCTTGCGAAAGAACGTGGTCTTGCCACACCCCTGTGGCCCTGCCAGCGTAAGGACTCCATCGGGCTGAACGCTGTGCTCGTAGGTGTTGTGAAGTAGCGTGATGCCCTGCCAGAACCACTTGTACACAAGCGTCTGCGAGAACTCGTCGTTCTCGATGCCCAACGCGCTGTACACCTGACTGAAACGGTGCTTGCCGTCCCACTCTTGGCTGTTGAGAAGGTCAAGGACGGGGTTGTAGGCGTTCTGATGGGCAATGAGGTAGATGTACCCCATGAGCCGCGTCTCGTTGACGTTGCGGTACCTGTCCTGTAGCTCGCTGAACAACTTGGTCGGTAGGTCGTTGAGAACGTGCTGCTGGTTGAGTCCGCTACCGATAACCTCGATGCTCTGCGTTATCTCGTTGAAGCGAAGCGTGGTGCCACGGGCCTCAAGCTCGTCCTCAAGAAGCTCCACGGTGAGGTAGGGCATGTTGGATGCCGCGTTCGGGTTGCGGGGACGGCCACGGTACTTCTTGAACGTGCCGCCGCAAAGGTCGATGGCCTTCTGAATCGTGGCGTGGCTGTAGTCGGCCCTCTCCCACTTCTCGCGGTAGAGCTTGGACGAAGTGAACGCCTCGTTGATGGCGGCTTCATCGTCACCAATCCAGTATGCGAGGATGTTGCACAACGCTAGGTCGGCAGATGAATCGTCACCGTTGTAGGCGCTGGTGTCGCCGTAGTCGTAGAGCGCGGTGAACTTTGCGCCCTGATTGCTCTTGCGAATATCGTCAAGCATGTTCTCGTTCACGTCGTATCCCTTCTTGCGCATGTACTTGTTGATGAAGTAGAGAAACTGGTCGGTCATCTCTGCGATGTAGCCTTCATCGCTGACCTGATTGCCAGTGTAGGTGAGGTACCTGTTCGTGCAACCCCCGACATAGCACTCAAGGTCGTTGTGGGGGTTCTTCTGGTAGAACTTGATGGGGTCAACCTTGCCCTTGTCGTTGAGCGGCAGCTTGCCCATGTCCACCATGAAAAGGATGTGGATGCCCTTGCCAGACGGTGACTTCTCGGCATAGGTGCCAGCGAAAAGCTCCATAACCTCGTCTTGGAGCGGGTTCTTGTCCACGTCGTGAGCGTCAATGTCCACGCCAGCGTAGCCAATCGGCAGCACGATGCCGCGCCCTTCACCCTTGCCGCCACAATCGCCGTACCAACCCCACGTCTCGGGGTCATCTGTGCGTGCGTTGGTGCCAGTGTAGGGGTTCTTGAGTACCTTGGTAGTCTTGCCGTCACGAAGCTCGTACTGCCAGTACACCCAACTCCTCTTAGCCATGAGGTCTTGCATGTCAATCCTCCTTGTCCTGCTCTGCGAAGTAGGCGTTGATAATCGCCCTTACCAAACCGTTCTGACTCACGTTGAGTCGGATGGACTCGGCCTTAATCTTGGCCCACAAGTCCTTGTCGAAGCGCATGGTCTTGCAAACCTGTTCTCTAGTGCTCAAGTCCAGTTTCATCGTCACCCTCCTTCATGTACTTGCCGCCTGTCCACTCGCCCTCTGGCATACGCTCCTCGATGGGGTTGCCCAGATAGTCGAAGCCCTTGCGACGAAAGCGTATCTCGATGTAGTCGATGTACTTGTACGAATGGTTGTCACCCAAAAGCGCGTTGAGAAGGATGTTTATGTCCTCGTCAAATACCTCGCGGTCGTAGCTGAAACTGCCACCTGAGCAATACTGAAACGCCTTGCGGTTGTAATACTGCTTTTGGGTCTTGTCGAAGTGAGGGATGATGTCGATACCCTCGAAGTCATCGGTGTCGGGCCATGCGCGGCGCTTCTTGTCCCACTTAGCGGGCATTCTTCTTACCACCCTTCTTCTCGTCGTTAAGGTGCTCCATGCGGATGATGTCCTGACGGCAGATAAGAAGCTCAATCTCCTCAATCTGGTCATCGGTCAAGTCCTTGCCCAGCATGTAGCGGATGAAAAGGCCAGCGTCCTGCAATGTGTTGAACGTGGCGATGGCGGGGTTCTGACGAAGGCCAGTCTCGCTGAACGAATACTTGACCTCGTAAGCCCCCTCGTCCTTGTAACGCTTGAAGTCTACGTACATGATGTACACCCTTCTATTCTTGGGGTTCGGCTTGTCCTCGCCCCTGTTGGTAATGATTATACCACCAACTTTTACCACCATGCAAGTGAGAAAGAAAAAAAGATGAAGGCCACCCCACAAAAGGATGGCCCCCATCTCGAATAGAAAGGTCAAGCGCCGCTACATGGTCATTCTACCACAAGCTGTGGACACTATGCGTACACGGTGTACGTCGTAGTCCATTGCTGTGTGTCGGCGTTGTAGCGGACGTACTCTGAGAACACGTACTCCGTGGACGGGTTGGCCTTCTTTCTGAACCTCGGCTTCTGCACCCTCGTGCCGTTCGGGTACATGTTGGTCTTGACCTTCACGTATGACGTGGATGGGTTGTCCGCGCCCAGTCCGTACCAACCGCTCGTCATGTCCAGAACCACGTAGGTGTCGTAGAACGTCATGCGAAGCGTCTCTTTAGTCTCCGTCCAGCCGTAGCCGCCCTCGCCGTCGCTCATGCGAAGCTGAACCTCCTCGGGTTCTGGCTCGGGTTCTGGCTCGGGCGGGGTAGGCTCCGCGCCGCCGTCGAACACGTCCACAAGGCAGACGCAACGCGCCTGTCGCACGGTGACGGCCCCAATTCTGCCAGTCATCGTGGCTATGACGTTGCCCTCGGAGTCGCGCTTCTCAAGCGTGAGGTAGTCCTTGTTGTAGATTGCGCCCTTGTACTCAAGCGCGAAGTTGAGTTGGACGTAAAGCTCCAAAGGCACGCGGGACTCGGCGATGATGGTCACGCTGTCGGGGTCATCCACGGTCTTGTAGCTGATGTGGCACGGTATAGGCCCTGAGAGCCTGTTTGAGCCGTTCTTATCGACCGAAGCGCCAGTGATAGCGTCGTTGTCGAAAGCGGCCCCCAGAATGGCTCCTATGCGCTCGAAGTCCATGTCACACGCTCCTGAGTCGGCGGTACCTGCCCATGAATCGGCGGTAGTCCCTGATGTCGGTGCTGTAGGTCACCGTGGAGAACTCCACGCGCCCGTCACCCTCCGACATAGCCGAAACCTGTGCCGTCGTTGCCCTCATGTTCTGCTGAGCGTACCCACACGCGATGGGGACTATCACGCTGAGCACGGTGTCATCGTCAATCGTGGGGTTCTCGCCGTCCGTCTGTCCTGCCAGACATACCTCCGCGTTGAACGTGGCAAGTGCTCGGTCGATGCAATGAGAAACGAGGGTCGCGTCATCGGTGCCGCACATTTCGGAGACGTGTGTGGATGCCGTCGAAACCTGCTCGTCGGTCATCTGGTAAGAATTGAAAACCATAATCGTCTCCTATGCTAGACGGGGGGCCGAAGCCCCCCTAGCCGAACTCTCGAAGCGGGACTAGGCCTCGGCCCACTCAAGAACGACAATCTTGCTCATGTCCTCGATAGCCACGACGTAGTGCTCGTCGGCGCTGATGACCGTTTTCTTGGCAAGGATGTCGCGTGCGGACTCCACGGTGACGTCGCGCTTGATGAACGCGGTGAGCGGGCCACCCGTCTCGGGGTCAATCTTGCAGATGAACGCCTTGTGGGTGGTGCCAGACGCGGGGTTGAGCTTGTTGCTGATAACCACGTCGCAACCTGCGATGCGGCCAACCACGCCAGAAGCCATCATCTCGGTGCCCTCGTCGCTGTACTTGTCAACGAAGCGGGTGTCAAGGCGAAGGGAGCTGATGCCCTTCTGGTCAACAAGCAGGACCTTGGTGCCGCCCTGCTCCTCGTCGCCCAGCTTGTCAAGGCCAGCGCACACGTTGGCGTAGTTGAGGCCAGTGAGGTTGTCCACAATCTGTGCGCCAGTGTCGGTGGAGTCGATGCCGTTGAGGAGCGCGATGCCGTCGTTGTCAACCTTGTCGGCGATAGCCATGCGAAGCTGACGGACGGCCTCGCCCTGCGGGTCACCGTAGCCGCTGAGAAGGGCCTCGTCGGTAAGCTCCACGTTCTTGACGGCCTTCTTCACGGTGTAGTCAACGTCGGTGGTGTGCATCTGCGTGGTGGTGCCAGTCTGGCCCTCGGCAAGGTCATCGGCAGCGCCGATGTAAGCCCAGCGCGGGACGGTGACGGTGTTGCCAGCCTTGCCAGTGAGCGTGGTGTCCACCTTGTACAGACGGGACACTTGCAGCGCCTTGGGGAGCTGTGCGCTGACCATATCGGCCATTACCTGCGGGTTGATGATGTTAGAGAGAGTGGTAGGCATGATGCTATCCCTTCAACTTGTCGTACAGTGTACGGTTTGAATTATACAACTCTGCTCGTTCGCTATAGCTCATAGCGTCGAACTGCTCTTTCGTGATGGGGTCAACGCGCACCTTGCTACGCTTGGGCGCGTTCTTGGCAAGCGCACGCTTGACGGCCTCGTTCACGATGCCCTGTAGGGCCGCTCTGACGGCCTCTGAGGGGTCGTTGAGCGCGGCAATGACATCTTCATCGCTGATGCCCTGCTCGTCCTCTGTATCGCCCTCCTGTGGCTCCACAACGTCATCCTCGGGGATGTCGGCGTTGTCTGCCAGCTCGTCAATCAAAGACTCGTCCACGTCATACCTCCTCCCCAGTCATGATGAAGTTGCGGGTGAACTCAATCTCCACGTCCACGGCCTCAAGCTGTGTGGTGAGGGATAGGACGTTGGAGAGCAACAGAACCTTGCGCATGATGCCAGCGGTAACGATGCGCTCGATTCGGGATGCCTGAATCTCGGTCTTGGTGAGCTTGAACTTCATCGCCTCGCCGCTGACCGAAAGGCCCGTGATGTCCTTGAGGTCTGGCACGTTGCCCAGCTCAAGAATCATCGCACGAAGGTCATCTTGCAGCGTCTTGATGCGGTCGTTGTCGGCGGTCTTGGTGAGCCAGTACGCCTTGGAGTCGGGGTCGGTGAGGAGCACCCTGTTCGCCTTCATCGCCGCTATATCGTCCTGCGTGGTGCCTTGCATGTTCTCAAGCACGAGGTAGCTGTCAACGAAGGACTCCCAATCGTTAACGCTGTCCGAAACGACCTTGTTCAATGCGTCTTGCAGCGGGATTACCTGCTCGAAGTTGCCTTGCATGTCATGCCCGTTCGGGTAGAACACGATGGGCACGTCACCGAAGTGGTGCTCGTATGCGTCCTCCACGAGGGTGAGCTGGGAGAGCGCCGCGTTGAGCTTGTACGTCCACACCGATGTTGCGTCGTACACGGTCACGTCATACGTCTCGTCGGGCTGCTTGACCATGCGCACGAAGCCCGTGATGTGGCTCTTGAGGTCATCGTCGTAGAACACGATGCACTCGGTCGGGTCGATGTCATCGTAGTGGACCTCGCCGCACTCGTCGAAGTAGAAAAGCTCGCAACCGAAGCCGCACACCGTCATGTCGTGAACCACGTCCTGTAGCTCGGCCTGCTCGTCGTTCGCGGCCATTGCGTCCAGAACCGCCTGCGGTGCCGTCACCTTGACGGGTTGGCCCACGACGTAGCTGGTGATGAAGTCGGCTATGTCCTTGCAGTAGTTGACCACGATTCGGTTGTTCGGCTTGGTCGGGTCATCGTAGTGGCGCTGTAGAATCGCCTGATTGCCCTCGTAGTAGTCCTCAAGCTGTGCCAGTCGGACGTTGTGCTTGGCCTTGTCGTTGCACGCCTTGACGATTGTGGGCGTGTCCAGCGTGGCTCCATAGACAATCATAGTCCGAACGCCCCCTTGTCCATTGTCCTGAGTCCGCGTGCCTTGCGCCACGGCTCGATACCGTACCTTAGTGCCGCTATGCAGTCATCGTTGACGGTGATGGGGATGTCCAGAAACTCGCCTGTCACCCTGTCCACCTGCCAGCGGTACTGCTGTATCTCCTTGAGGAGATGCACGCAAGAGCCGTCGATGAAGATGCGCCTGTCCTTGAGCCAGTCAATCTGCGCCTTGACGCTGTTCGGCTCCTTGACCACTGGTTGCGCCAGATAGCCGCCCTTGCGAAACTCCTTGATGCTCGCTGGTTCGGCGCTGTCACACCACATGGGCACGTTCTTCTTGACCCCCTTACGCGCAAGCTCGTCAAGAATCTCGGTCTTGGTCTTATTGTAACACACCAATTCTGATAGCACGTACACGTCCCCGTCACGAAAGCCCAGCGTGAGCGTGGCGTGGGCGTGGTTGTATCCGAAGTCGGTGCCGATGCTGATGTTGTCGAAGTCATCCACACGGTACTCGCCCAGCGTCCAGTTCTCGAACACAAGCCCGTCCGTGACTCCCCACTCGCCCAATGCGTAGACGCGGTAGCCCACGGGGTCTGTGAGCCGCCGCCGCTCCATGCGCTCGGCATACTGTGGGTCGATGAACTTGTTGTCCTTGTACGTCGTGTGGCATGTGAACACGTTCGGGTCTGTGGAGTCCCAGAACGCGCCCTTAATCCAGTGAGACGCGCTGACGGGGTTGAAGCTCATGGTTATCTGGTACCACAAGCCAGCGGGCAGCTCGCCCCTGAGTCGGTCATCTATGATGTCAACGTCGCTCTGCCGTAGCTCCGTGGCCTCCTCTATCCACACCCAGCACAGCTTGCCAGACTTCACCTGAATGGACTTGAGCCGTTCTATGGCACGCTGGTCGTTGCATCCCCTGAAATACACCTGTGCGCCCGTGGCCTTGCACGTCATGGTGAGCTTGCTCGGCCACACGTCCCACTCGTCGGTGAGTCCCATCGCGTCTATCGCCCGTGCCAGCTCCGCAAAGGTCGATTGAGCGTGTGAGTGCTCCGATGCCCTGACCACGAGAAGGTTGGCCCCCTCGTATCGCTCGTCGGTGAGCTTTGCGATGTAGTCCATCGCCACGTCGGTGCTCTTGCCTGAGCCAGCGCCGCCCATCAACACGCGGTATCGCGCGTGAGTCTCGTTCGCGTCCTTGAACGCCTTGTTGAGAACCACGTCACTCATACTTGATGGTCACCTTCTTGGGCTGTTTCGCGTCCCTTACCGCGTCTGCCACGACATCCACGTGGCTGTAGTCCAGAATCATCTTCACGGCCTGAATCTGAGTCCTGTAAAGGTCGGGGTCATCGCTGTCCAGTATGCGTGCCAGCTTTTGGATGGCCTTGGGCAACATGCCCTTGATTCTGTCCTGACACGCCACGGCGAACATGAGAGAGTATTCGGGGTGCTGTTTCGTCTGAGTGATGTACGGCTTGGATACGCCAACGTCCTTCACGATGTCATCGTAGGACGCGCCTTCTGCCAGAAGCTCCACGATGCGAAGCTGTTTCTTGTTCATTGCCATTGTCATACCCCCTAGAAAGGTTTGAAGGCCACCAGAGCGGCTTCTTTGCCCTGATGGCCCTCGCCCCCGCAAGAAAGGAGTTTGCCTGAGCTTGAGGATGGCTAGACCTCAACGGCTACGGACTCGGAT